TTGTGCTTATGTCAATAACGAGAAACTTTCAGAAATTGAAAATGTTTTAAGAGATAAGAATGAACAACAGACCCAATAACAGGGAACGACTCCACTTGGCAAAGATTAAAGAAATGCCTTGTGGGGTCTGCAATGCTTCTGGGCCAAGCGACGCACACCATATTGTCCAACATAACCAATACTTATGTATTCCTTTGTGCAAGGATTGCCATCAGGGTAGCTTTAACGGAATACACGGACAGGCTAGGATTTGGAAGGTTATGAAGTTAGATGAGATGGATGTTTTAAATTTAACGCTTGCAAATCTTTTCAGATAGCGCACAATGGACGCTCTCAGTTGCCATTGAGACTTTAGAGGGACTTGTTCCCTCTTTTTTTTTGTGAGATAATAAATAAACTCCATAGGGATAACCATGTCTGGTTTACTTGAGCCATCCGTAAAAATTGAGATTGAGATACAAAGCCAAGAGAAAAAAGGCGAAGCGTGTCCAGTTGCCACAGGTGACGTAGAAGTCAATCTTGAGTGTCGCCAAAAGGCTATTGACAAGGCTAACTATGGCCCGATGAATCCCAATGAGCCAAACATGGAATACTGGCGTGACATCTCTAAGGCTTGGAGAATCTCACCAGCACAGGCTAAAAAGTCTCGTTGCGGTAACTGCTCTGCGTTTATCCAAACCCCTAAGATGCTTGCTTGCATTGAATCAGGTCTTGAGATGAATGGCACAGAGATGGATGCTTGGGAAGTCATTGATGCTGGCGACTTAGGCTATTGCGAAGTGTTTGATTTTAAGTGTGCTTCCAAGAGGACTTGTGAGGCATGGATTAGTGGTGGGCCAATTACCGAGGATGAATATGATGGGAACGACAAACCAACAAGCGATGGAAATGATGCAGAAACTTATGCAGAAGAAGACTAAGCCAATGCCTGAGCGTGGTGAGCGTACTGCAAAGAACAAAGCAAAGAAGCCTAAAAAATGATGGGCTTGTACGCAAATATCGCTGCAAAGAAGAAGCGTATCGAGGCTCAAAAGGCTGCTGGGAAAACCCCAGAGCGTATGCGTAAGGTAGGCTCAAAAGGCGCACCTACTGCGGATGCGTTCAAGCAAGCAGCTAAGACTGCTAAGAAGAAATGATTAAGCGAGGGTCAGAGCAGTTTTCTGGGTTTAATAAGCCTAAGAAGACTCCTGACCATCCCACTAAGTCTCACGCTGTTTTAGCTAAGTCTGGTGAGGATGTAAAGCTAATCCGCTTTGGTCAACAAGGGGCTAAAGGCTCACCTGATGGCACGAAGCGTAACGAAGCGTTCAAGGCTCGTCATGCAGAGAACATTGCCAAGGGTAAGATGAGTGCAGCGTATTGGGCTAACAAAGTTAAATGGTAGAATAAAGTATTAACTTAACCTTGACCAACCCTAGAGGAGTCAAACAAAATGGCACAAGTCGGAAGACCAATAAACAAACTTCATCAGGAAGATGTACGCAAAAAGATTCAAGTAAGTCAATTACTAAATGTTTTGCAAAATCATGCACTTGGTGAAACTGAGGAGTTAAGTCCTACAAGGATGAAGGCTATTGAGATACTCTTGCGTAAATCAATGCCTGATATGGCTTCAGTAACCATAAGTGGCGACTCTGACCAACCACTTCAGCACATCGTTACATGGGCGAAGTAATCGAAATTCCCTATGCGCCAAGGGAACACCAACTAAAAGTTCACGAGTTACTGGAAGCACATAGGTTTGCAGTAGTTGTGGCTCACAGGCGTTTTGGTAAGACAGTCGCTGCTCTTAACCATCTAATCCGTGATGCGGTGCTAAACCAGAAGGAAGCCCCAAGGTATGCCTACATTGCACCTACCTACGGACAAGCTAAGAGGGTGGCATGGGACTATCTTGTTAAATATACTGAACCTTTAGGTGGAACTAACAACATCTCAGAACTGAGGGTGGACTTCTGGGGTAGGCGAATCCAGTTGTATGGCTCAGACAATCCTGATTCCCTCCGAGGCCAATATTTCGATGGGGTCTGCCTCGATGAAATTGGTGACCAGAATCCTAAGATATGGACAGATATTGTTAGACCTGCTTTGGCTGACAGAAAGGGCTATTGCCTTTTTATTGGTACGCCTCGTGGACACAACCACTTCAAAGAACTGCGAGACAGGGCAGAGAAAGAAGAAGGATGGGGACTGCTAGAGTTCAAAGCCTCTGAGACAGGGGTAGTGGATGAGGTAGAACTAAAGGCTGCTCGTAATGAGATGGGTGAGGATAAGTACCGCCAAGAGTTTGAATGTAGCTTTGATGCTGCTGTAGAAGGCTCTTACTATGGGCAAATCCTTAACGAGTTAGAAGACAAAAAGCATATGCAAGAGATTCCCAGAGAGGAACTAAGCAGAACTTTTACTGCTTGGGACTTGGGAATGGGTGACTCTACGTCTATCTGGGTGGCTCAGTTGGTTGGTACTGAGGTGCGCCTAATCGACTACTACGAGAATCACGGAGTTGGTTTAGACCACTACGTTAAGTGGATTAAAGATAATGACTATCTCAAAGCAGAGCATATTCTGCCCCATGACGTTAGGGTTAGGGAACTAGGAACTGGTAAGAGCCGAATGGAAATGCTTGAGGAATCAGGACTAGAGGTCAAGATTGCTCCCAGAATGGGACTAGACGATGGCATCCAAGCGGTAAGACGATTATTGCCAAGGTGCTGGTTTAATGTTCCTAAAGTGCAAACAGGACTAAACTGCCTGAGAAACTACCGCAGAGACTACGATGAGAAGCGTAAGATATTCTATGAAAGACCATTGCACGATTGGTCAAGTCATGGCTCTGACTCTTTCCGTTACTTAGCCCTTGGATTGGATGAAGGACATTCAACGTGGTCTAAGCCGATTAACCAAACTCCGAAATGGATTGTCTGATGTATGTATCAATGCAAGGGGTAAATCTAGCCCCTAAAGTAAAAGAACTTGAAATGCGTCTTGAAATGTTGGAAAATGTGGTAAAAGCATTACAATTGGACAAACCCAGAATGGGACGCCCTCCAAAGGACAAGCATGGCACAGAACGAGTTAATGTCGATAATCCAAGCAGAGATTGACGATGCAATTGGATTTATTGAAAGCGAAACTGTTGAACAACGCAAACAGGCTCTGGAGGCTTATCTACGACAGCCATATGGTAATGAAGTTGAGGGTAAATCTCAAATCGTTACTGGAGAAGTGGCAGAAGCGATAGATGGTGCGCTGCCTAGCCTAGTCCGTATCTTTACAGGCTCAGACAATATTGTAGTCTTTGAGCCACAAGGCCCAAGGGATGAAGCCTCTGCCAAGCAAGCTACTGATTACTGCAATTGGGTTTTCAATCGTGATAACGCTGGTGTAGCGATTCTGCATGATTGGTTCAAAGATGCCTTGATGCAGAAGAACGGCATTGTTAAGGCTTATTGGGAAAACAAAGAAGACATTACAAAAGAGCGTTACTTTGACTTGTCTGATGACGAGTTAGCAATGCTGATGAGTGATGAGACTATGGAGATTGTCGAGCAAGATACGACAGAGTTCCCAATTATTGACCCAATGGGACAGCCAGTTATAGACCCTATGGGTATGCCTGTGATGGCTTCTACTCATAACGTAGTTGTCCAGCAGAAGAAAAAGTCAGGCAAAGTAACGATTGAGAATGTTCCTCCAGAGGAGTTCTTGATTAGCAAAAAAGCTAGAACTATTGCTGATTCACCTTTCGTAGCCCACAGGCAGATGTTGACTCGTAGTGACTTGGTTGCTATGGGTTTCAATAAGAAACAGGTAGAGAGTTTGCAGATGGGTGATGCTTTGGCTTATACGCCAGAGCGTGTGGCTCGTTACGCAGCAGGTGAGCAACCTTACCAAACACAGACTGATGACCCATCTATGCAAGAGATTGAGGTCTTTGAGTGTTATGTCAAAACTGATATGAACGGAAAGGGCATTGCTGCTCTGACTCAAGTCTTCTACGCTTCTAATGAGATTCTGCAAGATGAAGGTGGTAAGGAAATGGTTGAGGAAGTGGACTATGTTCCTTTCCACTCAATCTGTCCTATCCCAATTCCGCACAAGTTCTTTGGTAACTCGTTGGCTGACAGAACAGTTGACTTACAGTTAATCAAGACTACTATCACTCGTCAGATGTTGGATAACTTATATCTGACAAACAATGCACGAGTTGTTGCGGTGGAAGGTCAAGTAAACCTTGATGACTTGCTGACTTCTACGGCTGGTGGTGTTATTCGTGCCAAGTCACAAGGTGCTGTTCAACAGTTAGTTGTGCAGAACGTGGCTAATCAGGCTTTCCCAATGCTTCAGTATCTGGACACAGTACAGTCTAAGCGTACTGGTGTATCTGATGCTTCACAAGGTTTAGACCCTGCTATCTTGCAGAATGTGACTGCTGCTGCGGTAGCTTCAATGCAACAAGCTGGCGCAGGTAAGATTGAACTGATGGCTCGAATCTTTGCTGAGACAGGTGTTAAGTCTTTGTTCCAAGGC